TAGAAGAAACGCAAAAAACCCAGCCAATTCCGACTCTGCTCTTTTTAAAGCGCTGACTAGATTGTTTTCTGGACCGATTATTAATTATCGGTCGCAGTCCGGCCGCAGAATTAGAAGACAACATCTAGACAAATTTAGCTCAAGATTTAAATCAGCTTCTGGACAGCAGTTTAAGAAGGCGCTTTATAGCCCGCTAGACGTCATTGCTACCGATGCAATCGCAAACCAGCGCAGAACTGAGCGGTATGTTGACTTTGACCAAATGGAGTACATGCCAGAGATTGCGTCTTCGATGGACATTTATTCGGACGAAATGACAACCCACTCAGAGCTTCGCGCGATGTTAAATGTTAAATGTCCTAACGAAGAAATCAAAGCAGTTCTTGCCATTTTGTTTGAACAAGTTTTGAACGTTCAATACAACTTGTTTGGCTGGAGCCGAACGATGTGTAAATATGGCGATTTCTTTCTGTATCTTGACATCGATGATAAGTATGGTGTTAAGTCAGTCATCGCCCTCCCAACTGCAGAGATCGAAAGATTAGAAGGCAAAGACTCAACCAATCCCAATTATGTTCAATATCAGTGGAACTCTGCCGGCATGACCTTTGAGAACTGGCAAATTTGCCATTTCCGTATTTTAGGAAACGACAAGTATACTCCGTATGGTACATCAATTTTGGAGCCAGCACGTCGCATTTGGCGCCAGCTAACGCTTATGGAAGATGCCATGATGGCATATCGTATTGTTCGGTCGTCTGAACGTCGAGTGTTCAAGATTGACGTAGGTGCGATCCCCCCACAAGACGTTGAACAGTATATGCAAAAAGTGGTGACACAGCTTAAGCGACACTCCGTAGTTGATCCCACAAGTGGTCGCATCGATTTACGCTATAACCCTATGAGTATCGAAGAAGACTACTACATCCCAGTTCGCGCTGGCTCTGCAACAGACATTGTTTCACTTGCAGGTGCCGAAAATATTACAGCCATTGATGATATCAAATATCTTCGTGACAAGCTGTTCTCGGCGCTGAAGATTCCAGCCGCTTATCTCTCAATGGGTGAAGAAGCGGCCGAAGACAAAACCACCCTTGCGCAGAAAGACATTCGTTTTGCAAGAACAGTTCAAAGATTGCAACGTGTCATTATCGCTGAGCTTACGAAGATAGGAATTATCCATCTTTATACGTTAGGCTTCAGGGGCGATGACTTGCTTAGTTTTAGTTTGACTCTCAATAATCCCTCCAAGATTGCTGAACTTCAAGAGTTAGAACATTGGAAGCAGAAGTTTGATATTGCTGCTTCTGCCACAGAAGGCTATTTCTCTCGCCGTTGGGTTACGGAGCATGTTTTTGGCATGTCTCACGAAGAATTCGTGCGTAACCAGAGAGAAATGTATTATGATCGGAAGCACGATGCTGCCCTTCAATCTGTGGCAGAAGCAGCCGCGGCCACGGGAGCCGCCGCGACTGGCATGGGTGGCGACTTGGGTGGTGATCTTGGTGGTGACTTAGGAGGTGACTTAGGAGGTCCAGAAGAAATGCCGGCAGCAGAAGCCGGCGGCGAAGCTGAAGAAGCTCTTGGGGGCGGTGAAGAGTCGTCTCTTTTGGCAGTTCCTCCGGGTTCGCGTAATGCCCCGAGACTTACTCCCGGTGCTAAAGGAAAGGTTTATCATCCGGTAAAGACAGATAAGCGCACCGGTACTGGTCCGCGTACACGCTCTTATGCTGCCAAAAGAAGTGCAGAAAAAAGCAGCCCAACCTCCCGCAACGTGTTCCCTGGCTCTGAGATTAACAGCTTAGCGAAGCCCGTTGGAATTTCCGCAGGTATTTATGAAGAAGACCAATCTATTTATAAATTGAGAGAAGAAACGGAAGAAGACAAATTGTTTGAAACTAGTGAATCTGTTCGCATGCTGCTGGAAGGTTTAGAAAGCAAAGAAAACACATTGGAGCAAAAGAATGAAAATAAAGCATAATAAAAAAAGAAATACCGCTTTTGTTTATGAGGCGCTTATAAGGGAAGCTACGGTGGCCGTTTTAAGAAACGAACATACAAAGAAAGATAAGGTCATTTCTATTATTAGAAAACATTTCCAAAACGGAAGCGCACTTAAAACAGATTTAGAATGTTATCGCTCGTTATATGAGAATCAGAATCTAGATCAAGCTACTTCGGAGAAAATTATAAAAGAAGCGAGATTCCAGAAAAGGTTAATTGACCCCGAAGCTTTGTTTAAACAACAGACTGCATTAATTCACGATATTAATAAGGAAATTTCATCTTCTGTTTTTAATAATTTTGTTCCAAGCTATAAAACGTTAGCAACGATTGATCAAATGTTTTCTACTAAAATTTCTCCCGCGTCACACGTTATTTTAGAAAATGAAATTATTAGTCGAATGAAGAGTGAAACTCAAGAAAGCTCTTTAAAGGTGCCTATTGATAATGTGACCTATAAAACTTTTGTTGCAAAATTTAATACCAAATATGACAGTGAATTGTTGGAAGAGCAGAAAAATCTCTTAACTTATTATATTGCGTCCTTTTCCGATAACGCTTTAGCTTTGAAGAGCTTTTTGAATGAAGAGATTGGACGCCTTAAGGCAAAGCTCATAGAAGCTAAGAACGTTGAAGAAGTTAAAACAGATAGAGAAATGTTGGAAAAGACTGAAGAGGTGATTGCGAAGCTTCAATCTTTTGCGAAAGAAGGAATCACAGAGAGCGTACTTTTAACGGTCCTAAAAACTCAAACACTAGTCGAGGAAATTTATAATGGCAATCACGATTAGAGTTGGCGATGAAGCCAATAAAAAACTTGTCACTCTGGAGATGGATGTTCGCAAAAGTCTTAATGGAGATTTGATGATTTTTGATCATGGCGACATTGATATCATTTTATCGGGTGCCAAAAATAAAGTAGTTGTCTTCCCTAAGGAGATTATGTCCGATTATGTTTATGGGGCACAAAATCGCCTTTTCACTTTTCTTCGGAAAAGAGGAATAATAATACCAGAATCCATCCAAGCAGGCTCCTTTTATGGTTCTTTCGAGGGCACGATTGAAACTCCAAAGAATGAAGATGTGAGCGGCGCCAAAATGGCTCTTCTTAATATTGCCAATTTTATTGATGAGGAGCGCCCATACTTTGAGTCTACAGAGGCCATTATTTCGATGACGGATGATGAACTTCTTGATCCAGATAACGAAGATTCCACGAAGTTGGGTGAAGTGCCCCAGTCTGTCGAACAGGGCTCAATTCGCAAGGGCTTCGTGAGAGATCCTTATTCGTTGAATTATCTATATACTTTATAGGAGCGCTTGTTGTGTCTAAGATGAATTTGATAATGGAGCGCTGGGAGACTTATGTAAATGAGGAATTGGACGCGTGCCCCCAGCAGGTAGTCGATATAGATACTTTTATGACCGCGTTGGAACTCGCAACAATGGACAAGGAAGCCCAAACGGCTGAAATAGAGAAACTAAAGGCATCTCGCGCTAACATAGACAAACTGAACAAGGTGCTGGAAATTACGGGCTTTCTTGGTGCGATTCCTGGGGTTGCTGCCTCGGGAGGCATTGCGTTGGGGGCTGCGTTTGTTGCAATAGTAGCTAATGCATGGAGAAGTAGACAAGAAAAACAAACAGATAAAAAAATTCACCAATTGCTATCACTTTTGTGTATTGACCAAGCGCTATTGGACACGATAGATAATGATATAGAGCAAGCATACTGGGCAAATAGTGGCATCCAAGCTGAAGTAGAACAGCTGATTTCTAGCGCTCGAGCCAACCCCCAACCAGACCCGATGCCAGATTTTACAAAACATCTAGTTAAGTGGTTGAACAAAGATCCAGCATCTCCTTATGCTACAACTGGTACCAAGGGCGCCGACACGGACATAGTGGTGAGATAATGGAACTTTTAACTTTTATACTTTGTGCTTATGGTCTCACTCAGATTCTTGTTTACGGCAAGATTTTTGAGCGCTTTAGACCGAAGAGAGGAACACTAGGACAACTTTCAAAATGTTCGATGTGTGTGGGCTTCCATGTTGGTTGGTTTTTAATGCTTCTTTCTCCATTTACAGAACTATTTAATTTTGATGTAACTGTAACTAATTTCTTTCTTCTTGGCTGGCTGGCGTCTGGAACATCTTATGTTTTGAACATGGTCTTTGGAGATTCGGGATTACAAATAACCCAAAAAATGGAGATTGGCAGCAATGAAGATCAATAGAAAACAATTAAGGCGCCTTATCGCTGAAGAGCTAAACAACATTAGCGAAATTGAAGAAGACCCTACAAAGCTTAAGCAGCAGGCTGCTTCCACATCTCAACGTAAGAAAGATGCATTAGCTCGTATAAAGGATACCGATACCGAATTTAGTAGCCAAGAAAAGGGACTCGTAAACCAACTAGAAGGATATGTTTCCAGGCTAGCCTCTTTACCTGGCGTCGATCTGGTGCAACACAGGAGCCTTCTTCAAAGAATGCTAAAAATGTTAGAAGCCGCCATTGGCAAAAAACACAGAGAGCAACCCCAAGGAGAACAACAATGAACAACATTTGGACTAAGAAGTGGATGCTTCAACCGGTTAGAATGTGCAAGAAAGGCTGCATGCCCACGCGGGTAGCGCCCGCACCAAGGAGTAAACAATGAGTAAAAAAGTACTACGAGAATATTATGCATTATGTGAGGGAGGAGTCTGTAAGGATTTGCTCACTGAACAAGAGAAGCAATACGTTGCCAACGGCGGCATGATTCTTTCTGGAATTATGCAGAAAGCCGATGCTGTTAATGGTAACGGCCGCGTATATCCTCGCAATGTGCTCACTCGCGAAGTGGCAAACTACCAGAAACTAGTTAAAGAAAATCGCGCTTTGGGCGAACTTGATCATCCGGAAGATTCTATAATTAATCTGCGAAATGCTTCGCACATGATCACAGAAGTGTGGTGGAATGGCGCAGATGTGATGGGCAAAGCTAAAGTATTAGATACGCCCTCAGGTCAAATTTTACGTTCGTTGGTAGAAAGCGGCGTTACTCTTGGAATCTCGTCGCGAGGAATGGGATCGGTTTCCGAAGGCAACGGTCAAACTATGGTCGAAGACGACTTTCAATTAATTTGTTTCGATTTTGTTTCAGAGCCATCAACCCCAGGCGCCTTCATGATGAAAGAGGCGAAAGGTTACCAAAATGAAGTGTTTACGAAAGCAGACCGCATTAACAGATTGTTAAATGAGGTCTTGAATGATGAATAGAGGCTGGTCTAGTTTTGAAAACGATAAGCTTATAATGGAGTCTTGGCGCGATTACCTTCAAGAGTCTCGCGAGCCCGAACGACTAGATGAGGCAATTTTTACTACTGCCGCGCTCGTTGGACTGCTTTATAAATTTTTAAGCAACCGGCAAAATGCCATGAAAATACTTCAAGCATTTCTACGCCGCAAAGACGTTTCTCCGGAAGTAAAGACCGTTTTTAAAAAGTTAGAAAATATATTGGTGATGGTGGATACCGACGCAGAGTTGGAGGAGCTTAGGCTCGTCGTAGATAAGCTCAATAAGATAAGCCCCAAACAGTGGGCGATTGATAAGAGCATAGATTATGTAGTAACGCAGATAAACCCCACGGATGATCCCGCAGC